CAGCGCGGCAGCGACGGGCGGCTTCTCGCCAAGGCCAAGGCTCTGCCCCGTGCGCCCGCCGATCAGGTCCATTGCCGCATCGAACCATTCTTGGGGAAAATCGAGAATGTCAGACGTGTTCACCACATCCTCAGGGACGCGCTCATAGGAAATGCGCAGCGTACCCGCTGCAATCGTCGCATCGGGAACAGGCCAGAGGTAAACCGTGGTCGATGTGCGCTGGCGATCGACGGCGAAGATGGTCGGGCGTCCCGTGCTGGTCTTGACCGGGATGCGCTCGTAGTCGTCCATGTTCCACTGTTGCAGCTCCAGGTCATAGTTCGCGGAGTTGCGATAGTAGACGCGGTGAACGCGATCGGGACGCGGTGAGCAGGTGACATAGGCAACGGCTGCGGTCATTGCCGGCGTCTGTGTCGCCCTGCGCCACTCGCTAGGCCCTTGCGTCACCAGCAGCTTGAGCAGGCCGTTGATGTGGCTTCGCGCGATTGTCCACTGATAGGCCGATGCGGTCTGGCCGTCTCCGAGGATCTGGACGCGCTTAAGCGCCTCATCCACGAACTCGCCTGCGGTGTAGGTCAGGCTTATGCTCATGTCGGAGGCTCGTAGGTTGTCCCGTCACGGTAGGCGAACTCAAGATCGGCATCATCCGCTTCGGGCTGCGTGTCTGGCCTTGCACCGGGAAGCGGCGCACCTTCGCCGGGCCTGAGAACAGGCGTGGACAGGTGGACAGGTCGCGGGTCGTAACAGCCGTCACAGACCCGCGAGTTACTCCATTCCGTCCGCAGCTCATCCAGCCGGACCTTGGCATAGCATCGGTCACAGACCGCGTATGGCCTGCCCGGCTGGTATGAGCCTTTCCACGTCATCAGAGGTTATTCTGATGCACGAGACGCAGCGCAGCAGTTGCCGATGCGCTGTAGCTGTTCGCCTTGAGACGGAGCCCGCTGGGAATAGGCCCCAGACCGAACTGGACATCCGCCGTGATGGCAATCAGGTCAATCGTTGCGTCAACCACGTCGAACCAGTTGAACTCGCCATCATCCGCACGGGTGCGAATGTCGGAGTTGGTTGCCTGGACCGTGTAGTCAATCGTCCCCGTCACATCGATGTTGCCCGAGACGCCCTGAGCATAGGTGTTGAGCTGGATCGTCGGGGTGACGAACTCATCAGCCCAGCCAAGATCGACCGTGTTTGCTCCCAGCGTGGCGCTGATGGCGATCGAGGTCACGGTCTTGAAGTATCCCGTACTCTCGACCGTCGTTGCGTTCGGACCCGTCACAGCCTCGACCAGAGCCACGCCATCCGCATCCGTACCCGTGAGGGTGAACGTGATGGCAGAGAGGTTCGCAGCGCTGACGATGGCGATCTGATGGGCGAGGCCATCGCCGGGGCCTGTGGTTAGCTGCGTCAGGGGCGAGGTTGCCCCTGTCGCATCGTTGACCAGCCCGTCTGTGTCCTCAGTGGCGGGAGAGTAGAGCTTGTACAGCGGGCGCATGGGCCTACCTTTCGAGAGCGGCGAAAATGTAGTCTACGGTCATAGACTTGGCCGCAGCGGCGCCGTTCTGGATGCCGAACGAGATCGTTAGTTCCGTATCCGGCAGGTAGGTCGATGAGCCGCTGACGTCGCCGTCAAGCACATCGTTGACCCAATACTTCACGGTCGAAACGCCATCGAAGTACCAGGACAGCGTGATGAACGTGTCATCCACCAGCGTTGCAATCGCCGTGTCGCTGTTCGAGCCGGTCGTCGCGTCCTTCCGGCAGACGAAATCGATCGTTGCCGCATCATCTGCCTTGATGAAGTAGATGCCATCCGTCGCATCGAGCGGGGTCGTGTCCGTGACTTGCAGGCCGATCACCACGTCCGATTGCGTGGCATCCGATACCTTGAAGCGGCACTTGAAGAACGCCGACTTGTTCGCCGCCATCAGGAAGCCTTCGCCAACCTTCTGGTGGAAGCGTGCGTCGTTGTCGGCGCTGGCGTTGGTCAGCAGGATGGCCCCGCCATTCACATCGGTCAGCGCCGTAGTTCCTGCGCCCGTGGCGGTGATGGTCCAGTCAGCCGCCGTGTAGGTTTGGAAATCGTTGAAGTAGACGATCCACTTGGTCGGGTCGGGCATACCGAACATGGCAAGCGGATTGGTCGGGTTTACGGTCGTAACACCGTTGGGATAGCGTACAGGAGTTGCCACTTGGGGCGCCTTTCATGAGATGAAGGCGTCCGGCTGTTACCCCGGACGCCCCGTCAGTGGATGTGAGGTAGGTTAGGTGCCGGACGTGCCGCGGACGGAACGCCAATCGACCCAGCCCGAGATATAACGCTCTGTGGCTTTCGCCTTGGCGTTCTCGGTGTCGAAGTCGTTGTCCTGGTCCATCTCCAGCTTGCGACGCTGGAGCGTGACGAGGCCCTCGGGGACGTTGTCCACCATCAGGAACCACGCATTCGGGTCCGTCAGGTAGTCCCAGACCGAGTAGCCCTTGGACAGCATACCGGACGAGCGAACCGCGTTGATGTCGTTGTTCGCCGTTCCCGATTGCTTCTCGGACTTCAGCAGCCGTTCAGCAACGAAGCCGAGTTGCGGGGGAACAACCAGTTCCTTCGCACGGAAGTACATCTTCAGCCCGCGGCTGTTGGTCATCAGGCGGGTGTTGATGAGTTCGTCTTCCAGCGAGGCTTCCGACAGGTCGGCGTCCACGGTCGGCTTGTTGGCTTTGTTGCCAGCAAGCGTCGGGTGAGCCGTCGAGCAGAGAGACGCGCCATCGCCGCCAAGGAACGAGCCCGAGAAGGCGTTGTTGAAGTGCGCCGCGTGGACGATCTCTTTAGACTGGCCCATCGAGTAGGCGAGGTTACGCGAGCGGCGCGAGGCGCGGCTCTCGTACTGGTTGTCCTCGATCTCTTCGCGGGATGCCATCCAGCCAAGGCCCCAGACCACGTTGGTAAGACGGGTCTTGTAGCCCTCAGCGTCGGCGTCGAAGCGGATCGCTTGGCCTTCGTTCTTGATGTCCGGCAGGCCGAACGTGGTGGACTCGACGAACTCTTCGTAAGCCTTGTCCGAGGACTTGTCTTCGAAGTAGCGCGTGTACTGCTTCTCCATCGACTTGTAGGCTTTGCCGAAGTGCGCCTTGATACCGGGCCACAGGTCCGCCGGGTGGAGTGCTCTGGTCATTGTCATGTTTCAAGCCCTCCTTAGATGCCGGCCAACGGCGAGAGGCCGTTGGTGTGCAGGTTGATGGAACAGATGTATTTCGCGTAGGCCGTCGCTTCCTCGTTATCGATCCGAGTGACGATGTCGCGAATGGTCATCTGCAACGTTGCGCCGGTCGCAACCGTGCTGGAATCGATCATCCAGCCCGACTTCTTGGTGAAGGTAGAACCAGTGCCGGAGACGAGATCGACGTTGAGGCCGATCGACGCCACCGCGATGGCGCCGCCAACTGCGTCTTCCTGAAGTTCGAAGAGGAGTTCCGGGCCAGCAGCAACGATCGGGTAACGCAGCGTGGAAGCCGCGCCATATCCGAGCGAGACGATGCCGGGGGTGGGTTCGAAGCCGACGATGAAGCCGGTGATCCGGTTGGTAGCGCCAGCCGTCGCGACTTCGACAACCTGGTGACCAGATCCACGGGCGCCGGTCACGATGACCGGGTCGCCAATGAACATGTTCGTCGCGTAGGATGCCAGTCCCGTATAGGTCGTCAGTTGTCCGCTCATGGGAGCGCCGATCAGAGTTCCGACCGGACGCCCTCCCATAGCGGCGTTTGTGTTCGCCATTGTTTATCCTGTGGGGTTATGGGGTGTAGCTGCCAGCGGACTTGGTCGGCGTGGCAGCAGAAATCGTGTTATTCAGAGCGTAGCTCTTGCCCGCATCGTCGGGGCTTTCCTGCGGGGCCTTTGCCGCACCGCGTTTGAGAGCCTTTTCCCGCTCCCGGTATTCAGCGACCTTGGCGTCCTGATCTTCATCGAACCAGGGCTTCCACTTCTTCATCAGCTTGGCGTTCATCGCCTTGCCTTCACGGGACATGCCCGCAAGTCTGGCCGTATCTAGGCCGTTCAGCTCGGTCTCGGAGACAGGCTCCCATTCCCGCGCCATTAGCTGCTGGAGATTGCCCAACTCATCGTTGGCCCAGCGGTATTGCCAATTCTGGTAGTCCAGTTCCGCGCCAGCAACCGTCAGGCGCTGGTCGTTGGAATGATCGTTGACGCCGCGCGCCTTGCGCTCCGCACGCCGCCTTGCAAGCTCTGCACTCGGGCCATCGGTACGGGCGCGAAGGGGCTTCGTGGCGCGTGCTTCCTTGGTCCGGCCATCCACCTTGGAGGGCTCGGCGTTCGCGTTGTCGTCGGTCATGATCAGGATTCCAGTTTGATGCGTTGCTCGGCGTACTCTTCGAGGGAGCCGAACAGGCCCTCCTTCACGAAGCGTGCGCCGATTTCACGTTGAGCAGGCGAGAGGCGGGAGGCCGCGGATACACCGCCGCCAGCGCCCTTGGAGCCGGATACCAGCACGGGAACGCGCTTGCCGTTCTTCGGCTTCTCCTCGGGTTCCTCGTCCATGTCCTCGTCCTCGTAGCGATCGGGGTACGCTTTCTTGAGCGCCGGGCCTGCCTTATCGAGCGCGTCAGCCATCGGGATGCCGCTGTCCACATAGTCCAGCACGATCCTCATCGCGTCGGGGTCGGCTTCGTCGTCCAGAACCCATGCGTGGCCGGCGTTGTAAAACTGCTTTTGAAGCTGCGGATATGAAGGCGTGAAAGCCTCGACCCACTCGTCTTCATCCGTTTCGGGCTCGTCGTCTGCGTCCTCGACGTCCTCGGCTTGTGCAACCTTGGCGTCACGCTCCTTGATGAGCTTCTTCTCGGTCGCCTCGTCGCCTTCCTTGATCGCCTTGCGGATGTACCAGTCGTATTCGCTGTGAAGCTCGGCAATCTCCTTCTCGCGCTGCTTGGTGGATTGCTCCTCCATGCGCTTGATGCGCTTCTCGGTGTCGTTGCGGAGCTTCTTCAGCTCCTTCTCGACGTTCTTTGCCCGTGTGCGCTGTGACCGGATGAACTCTGCCGCAGAGGCAAAGCCGCCCTCGGGAGGGTCGCCCTTCCACTCGGTTTCGGGCTTCCAGCCTAGCTCACGCGCGACTGTTTCGAGGTCGTCAGCCTTGGCTTCGGGAGCATCAGCAACCGGCGCTGGGGCTTCCTGCTCCAGAACGTCGCCGCTCATGCCGCCACCTTGGCGCTCTCAGCATCCGCCGTGCGAATGCCAACGATCTCCTTGTCCTTCATGACGCGATAGACACGGCCATCAGCGCCCACGAAGGACTTGCCGGCGTAGCGTGCAAACATCACGCGCTCGCCAATCTTCGGGATTGCGTCAGGGTTCGGGAAGTCGTCCTCGTTGTATGCCAGCGGTGAGATGGCGACGAGCAAGCCTTCATCCCCGCCCTCGTCCTCACGCTGGGCGCTGGTTTCGGGAACGAAGATACCCGAGGCCCGTTGCCGTTGGACGACACGCGGGAGCACGAGGCAGTTGAACTCAAGGGGTTTCATCCCCGGATTGGTTTCACTGACCTTCGGGAGTGTCTCGTAGGTCAGGGTAGAGTGATGTAAGGACATTTGTTCCCGTTCTGTTGATCACGTCATCAAGCGTTCTTGCCTGAATCCTCAGTTGCCGGAGCTGGTCAGGTGGCGGGTCTGCTTCTGATTCCCATACCGCCCGCGTCCAGTCCGCTTGCAGTTCCTTTTGCTCGTTCGTGAGCGAGTTGAAGAACGCCTCCGTCATCGGGAGCGTTCGCCATGCCTGGAACTCTTCCAGCCATTCTGCGCGCTGTTGTGGGGTCATGCCGCTAACAGCAGGATCATGATGTCTATCTCGTCCTCATCGTCGCGAGGCTTTGCAGAGAACGAAGCCGAACCGGCAAAGCTGCCCGAAATCGAACCCGCGATGGCGCGGGCCTTCTCCTCACGCTCAAGTCGTTCCTGCCTGTCGCGCTGCCACCACGAGGCAACAGCGGATATGGGCCAAGTCCGACGAACCCCATCCAGTACGTTGCGGAAGTCCTGCGACGGCTTTGATCCGATCGCCGTAAGCGTTCCGCTGAATGTGCTTGATCCAGCGAACGAGCCGGAGATTGACCCCTCTGGCTGCTCAAGAGCACCCGTCCATGAGGACGAGCCCGCAAAGCTGCCAGACATGGCGTTGGGATCGGTTGCAGTTTCCTGCCCGCCCATCGCTTTGAAGTATAACGCGCGCCAGTAGTCGGCTGAGAAGAAGTTAGCCATCAGTCGAGGTCGTAGGTTATGGCGGTTCTGTTCCCGTCCGTGTCCACCGTCGCGACGATGCGGTCTGCACCATCAGCCACCGCATTGCGGATCGTGATGGTCGCCGTCCCACCGCCGCTGATCTTGCCCGCCGTCGCCGCCGTCACCAGACGCAGCGCCTGCCTCAGTGTGAGGCCCGTCTCAACGATTTCCGTGTCCAGCAGGTAGGCGCTGAAGCCTTGCGCCTCCAGCGTCACAGGCGGTGCGAATGATCCCGACATTGAGCCCGTCGCGTACCGGATCGCCTCGAATGATGCGACACCTGCAAACGCGCCCACGATGTTGCCCTTGGCGAGTACGGCGCCAGAGAAGGCTGCGACACCCGCAAACGTGCCAACCGCACCCAGCGCCGCCGTGACGTTGCCCGAGAAGGCTGCGACACCCGCAAATGTACCCGACCCCGAGACGACGAGCTGACCCGTGCCGGCGTAGGCTGCAATGCCCGCGAAGGTCGCCGCGAGGTTACGGCCCTCCGCAATCTTGGCCGTCCATGCAGCCAGGCCGTTCGCCGCGTTGTGCGACGATAGCCCGCCCGCCGTGATGGGCATTTTCCAGCCCCGCCCGCCATAACCGGCAGGCACGGACAGAAGCTCAAGAACGTCAGCCCCGTCCTGAAACGAGATGTTGTGACGCGACCCGTTCTGGCCCCAGTTCGCAGGGACCGCGACTTGCGATTGACCCACGCCCGATGCGTGCGCCGTGGACGTGCCGCCAAGCCAGCGGCCTGCGGTCTTTGTGTGCAGCGTGTAGTTGCCGTGGAGCGCCACGGCTCAGGACCAACCCATATCCAAATGTCCAAAAATCGAAGCGTTGTTCACGGTCGCCGCACCCGAGTACATCAGCCATACAAGGCACGCGCCGTCATAGACACGCGGCATCGAGGGAAGCTGGTTTACCAGATCGCGCTCTGAAGCCACGCCCAGCGTCGTGATCGGCAGCGTCAGGAGCGGTCGAGCGGTGCAATAGTTGTAGACCCCAGCCGTGACGCCCGATGACGCGAGGATGATGTTCTGCGTCGTCCTGATACCAGCATCCGCCCCCTGAAGCGGGAAGAACGGCCCGTACTTGCCCGAGCCAATCCCGCTGTAAGGAATGGTCAGCAGCGGGGACGTCGCGTTGTTGGTCGGCAAGGCGGGCGATGATGGCGTTGTGCGCGAGGCCGTGCCTGCGCTGTTCGTGTAGGTCAACTGGAACGTCGTCGTGCCTGCCGTTCCTGCCGTGGACGCAACGAGGAAGCCCTGCACGCCTGCCCCGTCTGCATAGCGCGGATTGCGCTGCGTGAAGGTGTTCGTGCCAGAGCCTGCGTCCGTGAACGCAATGACCGTGCCTGCAATGGCGTTCTGTAGCGTGGTCGCCAGTCGTGAGGTCGTCGCGCCAACACGTACCGTCCAGTAGATCGTGCCTGCCACAAGGCCCGTAGGAAGCGCGCCCGATGTCGTGAAGCTGCACGGCGTGAAGGTGTCGTAATCCGCCACGGTCGTCATGAGCAGGCCGGATGACGAGCTGAACGTCACGTTTTCCGTGTTCACCAGCGTCTTTGTGCCGGTCGTTGAGATCGTCGCGTTGAGCAGCGGCGTCACGGTCAGCAGATCGACCAGCATCATCACAGCAGGCGCGAGCGGGGTTGCCGCAGAGAAGGCGCTGGCGTTCAGGATGACCTTGAACCCATCCCATGCCGCATTGACGTTGCCGCCGTGCTGTATCCCGCCCGAGGCAATGGCAGTCGTGAAGTCATACATCGGGTGCTGCACAAGCGTCGTGCCTGCGCCTAGCTGGGCGTTGGCGATCGGATTGCCCGCGCCGCCCATCAGCCCCTGCCACGAACCCGCAATGACCGTTCCAGCCGTCGCGTGGTTCTTGTTCCAGTCGGCCCTGAAGAACTTCCCCGAGTTGGAGACGTTGCTCACCAGGTTGTCGAGCGAGGAAAACCCAGCCATCAGGTAAACACCGTTTCAATTGTGCCAAAGATCGGCGCTGAAGCCAGCGTGCCGGAAGGATAGACAATGAAGTTCAGGTAGGCGTCGGGCTTGATCTCAGGCAGCAGGCCCGGAGACGACGTCATGTATTCTTTCTCGGCAGGGCCGGTGATGTCGTAGATCCCAAGGTTCGCCAGGGGCTTCACCAGCACCAGCGTAATC